TTGAAGGAATCAACGGGAATAAAAATAGAATTTCTGTCAATGTAGTTTTTTATAAAAAACAAAACGATTTGCTAATTCAAGCATTGACAAAATTCTATTCATTTAGCCCATCAATGGATGACTCAAACTTTATTGCTCAAGCGTATAAACATTTAAAAACTTTGCCAGAATTCGTTGGCGCAACCGATTGCTAATCATGCTAGAAAAACAAATTGTTGTTGACCTAATCGAAACCGTGGAAAACGGCACAGTACAAGTTCGCACTTGCACTCGCATCATTGAGGATGGCAAGCAACTTAGCAGTGCATTCCACCGCCATGTTGTTGCCCCTGGGGACGATTACAGCGCCGAGGATGCCAAGGTTCAAGCCATTTGCGCTGCGGTGCATACGCCCGAGGTAATTGCGGCTTACCAAGCGGCACAAGAAGCGGCACAATTGCCACAAGGATAAGCCATGACCCAGCCGATTGACATCATCACCCGAGCCATGAAGGACATTGGCGCTGTCGCCGCTGGTGAAGTGCCAACGGCAGACGAGGCGCAAGATGGCCTGGATATGCTCAACGACATGATCGCCCAATGGTCGAATGAAAACATGATGGTGTTTTATCGGTCAGAGATCATTTTCCAGACCACGCAAAATCAGGTTCAGTACACCATTGGCCCAAGCGGTCAGATGGGGGCGACATTCACAGGGTCGATTGCTGGCACAACCTTGACCGTCCCAGCTAGTGGGGTGACCGCTGGCGGCATCAACATCGGCATGACGCTATCAGGCACGGGCATCACATCGGGAACAAGGATTGTGGGCTTTACAACGGGCGCAGGGGGCAATGTAAACGAGGGCGGGACGTATACCGTCACCCCAAGTCAAACCGCCGCTAGCACCACGATCACGGCCTACTATGAGCGCCCATTGTCAATTGAATCTGGCTTTGTGCGGGTTGCTACTCAACAGGGCGGGACAAACATTGCAGGGGGTTATCTTGACTATCCCTTGTCAATTCTGAGCCTTGAGGAATATGAATCCATCGGCATCAAGCAATTGAACGGCCCTTGGGCAAAAGCGATCTACTACCAGCCCTCCGAACTGCTGGGGACAATTTATGTCTACCCCAACCCGTCCCAGGGTGAATTGCATTTGTTCACTCAGACGATCTTTAGGGAATTTGCCTCGCTGAACGACACCATACAACTGCCCCAAGGCTACAACATGGCCCTGCGGTGGTGCTTGGCTGAACGCCTGTTGCCGATGTTTGGCAAGGTCAATCAGGTACAGATAGCCATGATCAACGCCTATGCAGGGCAAGGCAAAGCCACGGTTAAACGCACGAATATGCGCCCAGCACAGATCGCCCGATACCCTGACAGTCTTATGGTTGGCAGGGCTAAAGATGCTGGCTTTATCATGGACGGGGGATTCCGATAATGCCTGATTTTGGTTTTGTCGGCACATCCTACGTTGCGCCATCCATTTACCAAGGTGACCAAGAGTGCATCAATTTCTTTGCTGAGATTGACACATCTAAGCAACCTGGGGACAGGGGCATTGTGGCGCTATACCCCACGCCTGGACTGACTGAGGAAGCGCAACTTCTGGCGGCAGAGGTGCGGGGCTTGCACACTATGTCAGGCGACACCATACTGATTGCGGTGGCGGGTAATCGGGTTTATCAGGTTAGCACGGCATTTGTTGCCACACAGATCGGCACGCTGGCAAGCAGTTCTGGACAAGTATCTATTTCAGACAACATTGACAATGGAACTGGCTTGACCGCTTACATTGTGGATGGGCCAAATCGATATACCTGGGTGGTGGCGACCAACACATTCACCACGTTGCCAAGCACTGATGGCCCTTGGCAGGGTGCATCTGTGGTTGATGTGGTTGACAACTACAACATCTACAACGAGCCAGGAACGCAGAACTGGGCGTGTACTGACTTGGGGTCTAGTCTATCCACCCAAGCCCTGTATGGCACGGCTGATGGGTCATCTGACCTGTTGGTGACGCTGATAGTTAACCAGCGACAGGTGTATCTAATTGGTGAAGTGACCACCGAGGTCTGGACAGATGTGGGCAACGTAATCGCAGGGATTACCAGTTTTCCATTCCAGCGAGTGCCTGGGACTTCAAGCCAATCAGGTATTGTTGCCAAGTATTCGCTGGCCCGATTGGGTGAAACATTTGCTTGTGTGGCAAAAGATAACAGGGGTGCGGCAACCATTGAAAAGATGGAAGGTTACACCTGGGTCAGAATCAGCACCCACGCTGTTGAACAGTCTTTGCTGAATTCTGTGGTTTCTGATGCCATTGCCTACACCTACCAGATTGAAGGCCATGAAATGTATGTGGTCACATTTCCCAGCGTTGGGGAATATGGCCTTACTTGGGTTTATGACCTGTCAACCAAAAGCTGGCACAAGTGGTTGGCTTGGGATTCCAATCTAGCGGTTTACAAGCGCCATCGGTCAAACTGTGCGGCATTCTTTGCCAATAAAAACATCGTTGGTGACTACGAAAACGGCAAGTTATACAGCTTGGATAACGCTGTATATACAGATAACGGCAACACAATTCGCAGACTGCGCCGAGCCATTCACCTAACCCAAGACTTACAACGCCAATACTTTGATTCTTTCCAGATTCAGTTCCAGCCAGGGGTTGGGTTGAATTTGGGCCAAGGTCAGACCCCCCAGGCCATGCTGAGATGGTCAAACGATGGTGGTTCTACTTTTTCAAATGAACATTGGGTCAGCATTGGCAAGATTGGAAACTATGTTAATCGTGCCCTGTGGCGGCGGTTGGGCTGGTCACGGGACAGGATTTTTGAGGTGGTGATTAGCGACCCTGTAAAAGCGGTCATTGTGTCTGCCGAACTCAAAATGTCTGCTGGGGATAACTGATGGCAACCGCAGTTCCTAACAGCAACATCAACATCCCGTATTCGTCATTTCTTGACCCAACCACGGGGCGGCCTAGCATTCCCTGGTTGCAATGGTTGATGAATCCCAACATCATCACGCTGAATGTGGCAAACACCAACATCACGGGTGGCACAATCAAAAATGTGACCATTGACAACAGCGTAATTAACAGTTCCACCATTGGACTCACAACCCCTGCGGCGGGAAGATTCACGACCATGACAGCGGCAACTGTGGCGATTAGCGGCGGTGCAATCAACAATACAACCATTGGCTTGACCACGCCTGTCGGTGGTAAATTCACCGATTTCACGGCCCTAAACGGGGTTCAAGGGGGCACGTTTTGAACAATGCTGATTTGTTTGCCGCCCACCAAGGCAAGTTTGAAGCTGATTTAGGCGTTGAACATCACTTTTCTGATGGGCTATATGCCAAGCGGATGCACATTCCTGCGGGGTTTGTAGCTGGGACTCATGCCCACAATTACAGTCATTTGAGCATTCTTGCCAAAGGGCGGGTAATTCTGCGTACAGATGAAGGCCAAAAAGAATATACCGCACCAGCGTGTTTAGAAATAAAATCAGGTGTCCATCACACAATTGAGGCACTTGAAGATTGTGAATGGTTTTGCATCCATGCAACAGATGAAACCGATGTTGCCAAAATTGACGAAGTTTTGATTCGAAAGGAAACATCATGCCATTAGGATGGGCAATTGCGGGTAGCGCATTATTGGGCTACATGGGTTCGCAACAGCAAGCGGGTGCAGCAACATCTGCCGCTGGTCAACAATATGCAGCCACTCAGGATGCCGCCCGTCAACAACGGGAAATGTTCGACATTCTGAACAAGCAACAAGAACCATATCGCGTTGCTGGAACTGGTGCGCTTACCAGAATAGGGCAAATGTTGCCGCAATTGACAGAATTGCCAGCAGGATATAAACCGTTTACCGCCGCTGATTTGCAAACAAACTTGGCCCCTAACTATGAGTTTATGAAGGGCCAAGGTTTAGGCGCAACCCGTCAAGCCTTAAACGTTGGTGGGGGTGGGTCTAACGTTGAACGGGGCGGGATTAAGTTTGCCGAGGATTACGCAAGCAATGCCTATCAAAACGCCCTTGATAACTACATGAGGCAAGAGGCGCAGAAGTTCAATCAACAGCAAACTGGGCTTGGAAACGTCTATAACCGATTGGCAGGAATTGCTGGTATCGGGCAAACCGCCACGGGCCAGACCGCAAACCTTGGACAAAGCACGGCATCCAACATTGGACAACTGGGCATTGGGGGGGCATCTGCCCTTGGCGCTGGTCAGATTGGCGCTGCAAACGCTATGGCAGGGGGTTATCAAGGGATTGGCAATGCCGCAACCTTAGCTGGCCTATTGCGCCCACAGGGGGCAACTGCTGGGGCGATGAACTTGCCGACAGGCTACAACGATGCAGGTTTTAGCCAATATCTTGTAGGATAAAACATGGCAACTTTTGATGTTCCACCAATTGGCTTAAACGTTAAGCCGCCACAACAAACATCCCTTGCCGATATGCTTGGCATTGCAAGGGGGGCGCAAGCCTATCAGCAAGCCGAACAGATTAATCCGCTGGCGCTACAACAACAGCAACAAGCCGCCAGAACGGGGCAAATTCAATTGGGCGTTTCTGAGCAACAAGACATTGAGCGCCGCAACTTACAAACGTTTTTTTCAGACCCCAACAATTTTCAGACTGATGGGCGCATAGACATTGACAAGATCAATGCCAAAGTGCCAAAGATTGCGCCTTTAACTGGCCCTGATTACGTTCAAAAAATCACAACTTTGGGCACGGCACAGACCGAGGGTCTAAAGGCAAAGCAGAATCTAACCCAAGATAAAAAGGCGTTGATTTCATCCTTTTTAGGGGCGGCTGGGCGTTTTGGTGTAGATGACCCCGCAGTTGTAAATAGAGAATTGCAAAATTTTCTTGCCACAAATCCTAACGATCAAGAAATGAAAAACTTGGTTGAAAAAGCCTATGTCCCTATTTTTTCCCAAATGCAAAAAGGCCCAGGCGTTACCGATGCGTTGATCAAGGCAAGCCAAGCCATCATGTCGCCTACGCAGCAACAAACCACATTTGCGCCAACAATTACAACTACGGCAGAAGGCAAGACAATCACCACCACGCCTGGAGCTGGCATAACGCCCCCCACATCAACCATTGGAATGGCTGGCGGTCTGCAAGCCAACATTCCAACAACTGGTGGGCCAAGTGCTGTCGGTGCTGGCGCTGAGATTGCCCCAGGTATGCGTGTGCCTTACCCTGTCCGCAGGGCAGATCAGCCTTATATGGCAGAACCAAGTGAACAAAAAGATCAAGCCGCTGGTGTTGAGTATCGTAACAATTTAGTGAATGCTCAAATTGGTTTGCCGCAAGCCCGTAGAAATACCGAAGAAGTAATGAAAGCGGCAAATGAAATTAACAACGAATTATTTGAAATAGAAAAACAAGGTGGCGTTGTTGGAAATATTGGTAGAAAAATTAGATCAGCTATTGGCAGCGATAAATATGATTTGCTTGCCAAAGATTTGGCACAACAAGCCATAAGTCAATCAAAAACAATGGGTTCATTGGGGGTAACTGTTGGTGGTTTAGATATGAGTGCTGTGGCAAATGGCACTATCAAAATTCCACCTGATGTTTTGGTTACGATTGCAAAAAGAATTGAAGCAGATCGAACTAATATGGATATGCAAGCTAATGGCGCACAAAAATTCTTTGAAAAATTTGGCGATAACAATCAAAAAGCATTTATCCAAGCATGGAACGCAAATGCAAAAGATACAAGAATTTTTGAAGCAATAAATGCTATGAAAAATGAAACTGATCTTTCCAAAATGGAAAAAGATTTTAAGAAACTTTTTCCAAAAGCATCAGAATACGAAGATGCGCTAACAAGGTATCAAAATTTAAAAAGTTTAGAGGCTAATGGCGTACCACTTAAACCGTTAAACCGTTAAGGATTTTTTAATGGATGCCTTAGAACAATTCCTTAGTGGTGGAAAAACGGCGGCAGAACCGCCTAAAAAACAGCCATTGGAGACAACCCGAGTTGCGTCTGATGTACAGGCCCAGCGAGATAAAGATTCTTTGTCTATCTTGCAAGCTGAACTAAGCAAAGCACAAGCGGCGCTGACAAAAACAAGTGACCCAAAACAGAAAATTCGGCTAGAAGCCGACATTGCTGGTTTGTCCAGGGAAATATCCCGTGCGCCAGCAAGTAAAGCACAACCTACGGCGCAACCATCCGCACCCGCTGCACCCGTTGCGCCAGCCGCCCCATCTGGTGACCCGCTAGAAGCCTTTTTGTCTGGTAAGCCTGTAACCGCACCACCTGCGGCAAAAGCCGCCCCTGTCGCCCCACAAGCCGCCCCTGTTGCCACAATTGAACAACCGCCCACAGGTGGCGCACGACAAGCCATTGCACAAACAGCGGCACAGGTTACTGAGCCTGGGGGCGTTCGCCAATTGGTTGGCAAATTCCTAAAAGGTGCGCTAGAAACCAAGCGCGATATGCCCGAGCGTGTGGCTGGCGCTATTGATACCCTTTATGGGGTTGTCCCTGCAACATATGGTGCGTTTGTACAAGGATTGGCAAGAACAGCGCAAAGCCCCGAACGAGCAGAGCAAACGGGGCAAGCCGCCGCCGCAAGCATTGACAAGCCCGTGGGCAAATTCTTTGGCCTTACGGGTAAAGAAACTTATCAAAAGCCATTAGGCGGCATTACTGAGCCTGTTGTTGAACAAGTCAAAAAGATGGCTGAACAGTTGGGCATGACACCAAGACAGATTTCTGAAAAGACAGGCATTCCCGAACAAGATATTAAAAACATGGTTGTCATTGGGTCTGTTGCTGTGCCGCAAGCATTGCGAGAGGCCGCACCTGTTGTTAAAGAAGCGGTGCAAGCTGTCACTACACCAGTAAAGCAAGCTGCCGCTGAGTTGCAAATTGTCAAGCCTGGACAGCTAACCAAAGAGCAAGCGCAAGCCCAGTTTGAGGCCAAGCAAGCACCAGCGGGAAGTGTTGGCGCAGCCGCCGCCACAAACAATCCTTTTGCTGGCAAGATTACTGGCGAGGAAACTGTGCGGGGGCAATTCCCACAAATCAAACTTTCAAAAACCCCCACAGATGTGCCTGTTAACGAGCAAATATTGCGTTCACAAGCGGTTCAAGAAGTGATGCCAGGGGTGGGCGTGAGGCCAGGAGTGGTGACGGGCAATGAGAATTTATTGCGTAATGAGTACACCAAAGCAAAATTAGACACGCCCGAGGGACAATTATTTAAACAGCAAATTGCCAATGAACAAATTGCATTGTCAAAGTATGCAGATGAACGAGTTGATGCTACGGGCGCATCACGCAATTTGATTAATGACGAACAACGGGGTGGGCGCATCAATGATGTTTTGTATGGAACATCACCTGATGACATGGCATCGTCCAGCATCATGGGGTATTTGAATCAAGCCAAAAAACAGGTTTACGATTCAGCATATAAAAGGGTTGGTGGCAATCAAATCAAAACAACCAATGTTGATGATTTGCTGAAAAACCCCCAATGGGCGGCAGGGCTAAAAATTAAAGGCGTTGAGGGCGTACAGTCAGCCGCCAAAGATTATTTGAACCTTGCAAAGACAGTTGGCTTTGAAGATATTAGCGGCGTGATGCACCCACCTGGGTCTGTCGCTGCTTATGATGCCGTGCGGAAAGCAATCAATGCCGATTGGACACCGCAAAACGCTAACGCCATTCGGCGGGTTAACCAAGCTATTGACAAAGACATTGCGGCAGTTGCTGACCCTGCTTTGTACAAGTTGGGTGACAGAATCCATGAAGTGGAAAAAACCATTTTTGGTTCTAAAGGCATAAAAACTTTGTTTGGTGAGATGGATAAAAACGGGGTGATTACATCATCAACCCCATTGGAAAAAATTCCATCCAAGATGAATAATTTGCCCAAAGACCAATGGCGGCACATTCGGGAAACTTTGAACGATCTTGCAAATGGCAATGTAAAGGGTGCGCCAGAAGGTATGCCACCAGTTCCACAAGAGTTGCGCCAATCCGCTGCCGCCGCTGTTGCTGAAATTGATGGTGCTTTAGCCCGTGAAGTGCAAAAAGCTGGGTCAGACAAAATGGGCGTGTGGAATCAAAACTCTGCCAACAAAACCATGAATTCATTGGTGGGCGAAAAGATTTTAGAAACATTCCCACCTGATGAAGTTCGCAAGTTTCACTTGTTAAACACAGTTGGTCAGATAGTGCCAGGAATTCACGCCTATGAAGGTGCGGCATTGCAAGCTAGACGGGTTGGCGTGATTGAGGGCAATTTGCCTAAGATTGGTGCTGGCGCTGGTGCGGCCCTTGGTGGGTTTGTTGGTGAAGCCCCTGGCGCTGCCGTTGGCACATATCTAGGTCAACAAGCTGGCGCAAAATACAAAGCCAAGATAGAAGAAAAAGCCTTGACCAAAGAAGCTAAAAAATCCCAAAAAGATATTGAAAAAGCTACGGCCCTTGGCAAGCAAACAGGCAAGAACAAACTTGAAGATTTGGGCAAGTGATGGCAGACATTGACTTGGTTAAATATGGCGTTCTCTGGCAAAAGGTCGAGGATTACGAGCGCCGATTTGATGACATGGACAAGAAGATGACCAAGATGGAGGGCCAGCTAGAACAACTGGTAGCCCTTGCCAATCAGGGACGGGGCGGGTTCTGGGCTGGCATGGCACTGGTGTCTGCGCTATCAAGTGCCATTGGGTATGTTTCGCATTGGATAGGCAAACCAAATTAAAAAAGCATGATTGATTTGACTAAAGCCATTGGCGCAGTTGCCGCAAGCGTTGCCGCATTAGGGGGCAGCTACACACTTGCCGATAAGTTTGGCTGGTTTGATAGGGCCATTTTGGAATGGTCACCAGAACATTTTAAAATTGTGGCGGAAGTTGGACAGCCCATCAATGTCACAGTTGCCAGAATAAAAAAGCGGGATGATTGTTCTGTGGAGAGTTTCACCCCAAGCATTCGTGATGCGGCGGGTATGGTGCATGAGGCAACCACCACCGCCAGCAAGTTCAGCGGCCCAGCAGGGCCACAGATCGATACGTTTACCTATCAACTCACAATGGTACGAAAAGAAAAGATCGCTGAAGGCAAGGCTACTTTGTTGGCAACGATCAAATACAAATGCCCCGAGGGTGAACGAAATGTGCAATACCCACGCCACCCCAATTTAAGTTTTGACCTGAAAGGTTAAATGATGCTAACCCTGTTTTCATCCCTAGTCAGTTTTTTGATGGGCGGTCTGCCAAAAATCCTTGAATTTGTCCAAGACCGTGCCGACAAGAAACATGAACTGGCGCTGGCGGCGATGCAGACTGAACGGGAACTGACCCTTAAAAAAGCTGGGTTAGAGGCCCAAGAACGCATTGAGCATATCCAAACAGAACAAATCCAGATTACCGCTGATGTGCAGATGGTTCAAGCCCAGATGCAAGAACGCCAAGCCCTGTATGCCCATGATGTAGCCATAGGCCAAGGGGCCAGCACCTGGGTGATTAACATGAGGGCGGCAACCCGTTCGGTCATCACTTACGGGATGTTTGTGATGTTTATGTTTGTTGAAATTTTTGGTTTTTATTATGCTTGGCACACAAACATTGCCTTTGATGTGGCGTTAAACCACTTGTGGGATGATGAAACACAAATTATTTGGGCTTGCATTGTTAGTTTTTGGTTTGGCGGTCAAGCGTTCAAAAAATGAACGTCAGCGCCCAATCTGTGGAAATGATCAAGCACCATGAAGGGGTGAGGTTTAAGCCTTACCGTTGCCCAGCAAAACTTTGGACGATTGGAGTTGGTCATGTACTTTACCCAGATCAAGGCAAGATGCCTGTTGATCAAAGAGATGGTTATTCGCTACGCCCAGAAGATAACCGCACGTTTTCAGCAGAAGAAGTAAATGCCATTCTCAGAACTGATCTCACAAGGTTTGAACGTGGAGTACACACTTTATTTCCTGTCGATCTCAGCCAAGGGATGTTTGACAGTCTTGTTTCTTTTTCTTTTAACTGCGGCTTGGGAACGACCCAGCGTTCAACGCTACGCCAGAAGGTGCTTAGAGGCGACAAAACGGGCGCTGCGGATGAATTCCTAAAGTACACAAAGGGCGGTGGCAAAGTCCTGCCAGGGCTGGTTAAACGCCGCCAGGATGAACGGGCGCTATTCCTCCATCCATAGCAGTATCTGAACGAATACCCAAGCGATTGCCACCACAACAGCAGCGCCCAGGCACAGGATTAGAAACAATCCGATCACATTACCCCCCGCATTTCCCACCCTGCTAGAAAATAGTTCCATCTGCCCTGCATAGCAGGATTGGTGTACTTGTCTCCATCCATTGCTAGATCGGCATCTGTATAGCCTTTAGAGGCCATCAGTGCGTGGAATACTTTTCGTGCTTTCATTTTGTTTCCTTTATGCCGTGGGCGGCTTCAATGGCTCGGGCAAATCTCAGAATAGAAAAGTCACCATACTTGTGTGTGATTTCATATTCGATGTCGCATAGCTTTGAAAACGTCAGCGGCTTGCGCTGTGGTGGGTGGGTGTAGAGGAGGCCGGGTACAGGCTGATTCACCCAATCAATTTCCACTTTGGGGAAACTTTCATCACCGCGCAACGGACGGACTTTACAGTGCGCCACAGGCTCTTGCTCTTGCTCTGGCTGTGCCAATGCTTGTGCCGCCATGTTCAATAGCATGATGTCTGACGCATCAATCTTGATGCCTTCATGCCAACCCTCGCTAAATCTCACGGCAAGTTCTTCAAGTTCCATCTTTAATTCTTCTTGTATCATGTGTTCTCCTCTTTTGCTCTAGCTAAAAGGGCTTTGGCAAAGCACAAGTACCTTGGCAAAGCAGCACGATATTGAATCCAAAGTATTTTGATTTCTTCGTCTGGTAGGTTTACCCATGTGCGTTGTGCCAAGGCTTCTTTAAGTGCAATGATGTCATCCAAATCAAAAAAATACAGTTCTTCACCGTGAGTGTGTCCATTTTCATCGCACATCCGACTGCCGAATTGACGTGCAAGTTTTCTTGCTTCAGTGTGTGTCATGTGTTCTTCTCCTTTTTAGGTGAGCAGATGGCATAGCCTTTTCCAATTTGAGACAGTACGCTTTCTCTTGCGCGATAACAATCTTCTTGGTTTTTGTATTCGTATTCTCGTATTTGATTGCACAAACTAAACGACATTCCGAAACATACATAGAGAATCCAAGTCATTTTGTTTCCTTTAATGGGGTGGTGGATAACCAATGCGTACCCGCTGACACTTTGTAATCCTCACACTGCATGACAACGGTCACGATGCCTTTGGAAAAATCAGCGGTGTCTATCAAGCAGGGCCACATCACCATCTTTTTCTCTGTGCGCTGTGGTGGGGCTGTGTAAAGGGGAGCGCCTCTGCCAGATACATTTAAATCAATGTGTGTACCTGTGTCATTCCACCACGCCACAGGCTCTTGCTCAATCTCTTGCCCAAGGCGCTGTGTCTCACGCATGGCGTGTTCTGCCAATGCCTCCCTTGCGATGCGCTCCAGTTGGGCGCAAACCGTTGGCGCATGAGGTTCTGTCAACAACAGTTGATACATCTTCTTTAATGCTTCTTGTGTCATTTCAGCACCTCTTGTTCCAACAGTGTCATAGCTTCATCAATTCGTTCATACAAGTAATCGGGCATCTGGCGCTTGTCTGCATACGACCATGACTCCACTGCTGACAACAGCTTAATAAGTTGCAGAATTTGTTCTTTTGTCATGGTTTCCAATCCTCATACCAACCATCAACATACATTTCATGAAATCCCCATGCAAATAGCCATGTCCAACTAAGTGCGGAATCACGGGGATAATTAATCTTTGCCATCATGAGACAAAGTTCTTTGCTTGGAGGTGGTGCTTTCATTTCTTCATTCCCCTTACAAAAGCTGCAAACGATTGAACTGTGTCCCTGCCAAACGGCCCAGCAAACTTGTCTAGTTCTTGGGCCACCTCCTCAATCACGGCATTGCGTTCAGCGTTTTCAGCAAATCTAATGATCTGGTGCTTGCGTGACCCTTGCAGACCCCAATCCCCTTGCCGCTTGGCAAGTTCCTCAAATGCTTCATCTTCTTCTGTCATACGTCCCCCAGGATGCGCCATTCCCTTTCCTGGCGCTTAGATTTAGATGCAACTGTTTTGCCTGTCAAACCAATCAAGCCCAGCGTTTCCAGTTCTTTCAAACGCCTAGCCACTTGGTTGCCATCCAGCCCTGTGTGGGTTGCGATACCGTCTTTGCCTAATGGCCCGTGCTGGACAAGACAGGCCACAATCAGCGACCCATGCTTTTTAGCCAATTCTTTAGCTGAATCCGCTGCCACAAACGAGGTCAGCGGGTCAGATTTCCTTACCCTTGGAAATATGAAATCAAACATGGTTAGAACGCCAGATCGTCATCGTTGTCAACTGGCAAACCCTTGTGTTCATAAGGCTTGGGGTCGTTCAAATATGCCCACCCGTCCCAGCCGTTTTCCTTCAAAGGGATTACATCCAGTTTCAGCATTTCGCCATTGCGGGTGTCAATGATTGACCCAATGCGCTGATACCTGTTTTTGGTCTGGCCTTCTTTGTTGGTGTACTGACCCACGATGGCGGTGACTTCTTTTTTGACTTTAGACATTATTTGCTTTCAATAATTGCGTTTAATTTTTGAACTTGGGATTCGACTTCAGCAAGAAATTTCACAATCTCTGCCTCAATCTCTGCGATGTATTCGTCATCACGGTCAACCCGTCTGACAAACATTTGCGCTTTGGCTGGCATTCGAGGGTCGAACGATACATAGTCGCACCACTTGCGCCCTGTGCAAGCC